GGTCGGTAACAGGGACGGGGTTAATACCTTCGAACTTGTTAGGAACATGTCAGTGCAACCTTACCTGGACGGTAAGCTTTTTAATCTGGGTGGAGTTCTCCAGAAGGAGTTCTCACATTATCCGATTGATTGGCCGACCGCCCCGTTCAATGCCTCTAGTAAATTCCCTAACCCTACGGTTAGTGAAATGAACCAGATGGCATGGGACGCATTAGCTAAGACAAATCCGTCTGCACCACATGTTTCGGTGCCTACGTTTTTGGCTGAGCTAAAGGATCTTCCGGGGATGTTAAAATATCTCCGTGGAGTTCCTAAGGACCTGCGTGCGCTCTATAAGAGCTTCACGCTTGTTCCGTTAGCATTAAAGTCTTGGGGCCAACGAGTATTATACTCGATAGCGCAAGGTCATTTGACCTGGCGCTGGGGCATCAAGCCTATGCTATCGGATCTGCATAAGATGATCAATTTTTGTGATGCTGTCGAAAGAAAGTATCGCCAACTTGATCAGCTGCAGCAGAAACGTTCGATTCACACACGTGTAGGAATGGGTTCCGAATCGCTCGAAGATGCGCCCGTGAATACTATTATTCACAGCGACCTCGACGTTTGGAAAGCTATGCGCATCACGAGATACACTTCTAAGAAGTGGATCTCTGTTCAGTGGAATACCACTGGGCTATCTCAGATTCCTTTTGATGGCGAGAGCAAGCTTAATTTAGCTCGGCGACTCGCTTTTGGAATCACAGGATATGAAGCGCTGGCCACTCTATGGGAGGTACTTCCATGGAGTTGGTTTGTAGATTGGTTTGCTAGAATTGGTACTGTAATACAGGCCAATAATAACACTCTCAATCTCACCCATTCGAAGTCATGCTTGATGCGGACAACGACGTCTGAGACGACGTTTACGCTCTCGCAGGCGGGCACTTGGAGTACTATTTCTAGTATGCCGTACGCCCACCAGACTCGGTTGCAGCGATGGCCTATCGCTCCAACTCTACCGTTCGCTCCGACGACCGTACCTTTGGTTGACCCAAAGAAATGGTCGATCCTCGCGTCTCTTTATGTGCTTAATCCAAGGCGCAGGACGCGCTTAGGATTGTAGCCCAGACAAGAAACGTGGAGGAACTCCTATGTTCGCAGACACACTTACGTTGCCCTTCAGTACCGGCAATATTGTCGTTACGAAGATCAACCAGGACTCGTTTGGCAGCGTGTATCGCTTTAATGATGCGACACACGAAGTCAAACTCACCATTCGACACTCGAAAGCGTCGAAGAATGGTGTCGCCTATGACCGTCACAACATGGAATTGGTTGAGACGATCTATGCGACTTCAACGGTCGAGGAATATACACGTACCTTCTATTTTGTCATCCAGCAATTGCCGGCTGACAGTGGGTACGTGAACGCGGACGGAATGGCGGATTTTATGATCGCCACGTCGAACGCGAACCTCGTGAAGTTGATGAACTGGGAATCCTAGCACTAGCCTTTATACCTACCCCTGTGGGGTTGGTTTGGGCGTGTGTAGGGTACCTGTTCAACCAGGAGTCCTGTCACCCATACACTTGTTGTGTATGGCGTGTGGCTGTGGCAGCATGGGACATTTGAGACGAAAGCCTCTATGTCTAACCGCCATGTCCAGGAGTTGAGCAAGGTGTATGATGCTCTTTTCGAAGATGCTAAGTACGCCTTCCCGGCACTCGGTGACGAGTTCGAGAGAGATCTCG